TACACGGACGACGAGGCGGCCAACATGACCGCCTCCCTGATGCGCAACATGGGGGTGCCCGGCGTAGTAATCGCCCCGAAGCAGGGTATGTGGGATAAGGCAATGATGGACAAAATCAAGGACCTATTCCTACAAAAGACCACCGGGGATCGGCGGGGCGAGCCCCTGGTGCTGCAAGGGGATGCAACCGTTATCCCGTTCGGGTTCAGCCCGGAGCAGCTGAAACTCCGGGAGATTCGGGGCTTACCCGAGGAGCGCATTACCGCAGTCATCGGCGTTAACGCTGCGGTGGTGGGATTGGGGGCGGGGCTTGCCAGCACAAAGGTTGGCGCGACGTTGAAAGAGTATCGAGAAGAGGCCTTCGAGTCCACCATCATCCCCCTGTACCGGGAGCTGGCCTCGGAGCTGACCATGCAGCTCCTCCCGGACTTCCAGAAAGGCAAGGAACGCTCCCGGGTGGTATTCGACATAACCAAACTCAGGGTGCTCCAGGAAGATGAGATGGTGCGGACCCAGCGGGTAACCACCCTGGTCAACCAGGGCGTGATCACCGTTGGCGAAGGCCGGCGGGCCCTGGGCTGGGCGGTGCTTCCCGAGCATGACGTCTATCTCAGACCGGCCAACGTTATTCAGGTGCCGGTTGGGCCGCTGCGCATCCAGGAAAGGCGGGAGCCGGCAGAGGGCGAGCAACGCAGTCTAGCCTCTGCGGAAAGCGCCGAGGCGTGGGAGAAAGGATTGGTAGCTGTTAAAAAGGCGCTGGAGAATGGTCACTCAGAAAGCGCCTAATGCGATGCGCTGCTGGCAGTGCGGCAAGCTTCTGGCCGTGAAAGCGGGCCAGGGAACGGTCATTGACTGCCCGCGCTGCAAGGCTCGGAATGTGCCCTCTTGACAGGCCGGTAAATAAGGTGAAATAATAAACCCGTCAACTAAATAACGCCCCCCCGTGTGGCCCTTGTGCCCGACCCGCGGGACAACCGGACTCGCAGGCCGGGCTTTTTGTTTTGGGGGGTTGACCCAGGGCGCGGCAAAGAAGGGCAACCACAAGGGTTGCCCCTACGGGGGGGGGGTAGACGATGCCGACGGGGCCAAATTGCGACATGGATTTCGAGGAATGTGTGGCCTGGGCTTCCCAGCAGGACGGCATAGACGACCCCGCCGGCTGGTGCGGGGCCAGAGAGAGGGAATGAGCCGGAATGAGCACGCCTGAGTCTCAGGATAAAATGGTCAAAGGCTTCAGCGGGGCCGTGAAGCAGATCAACGAGGAGGCCCGCACCGTTGAATTCACCTTTAACTCCGGCCAGGTCGACCGGGACAATGAAATCATCCCCGCCTCGGCCCTCCAGACCGATGAGTTCATGCGCAACCCGGTATTCCTCTGGGCGCACCGCTACGATCAACCCTCTATCGGCAAGGTTGTCCAGGTCGGGGCGGAGGGCGATGCCACTATCGGGACGGTCCAGTTCGCCCCCACCGAGTTTGCCCAAGACATCTTCAACCTTTACAAGGGAGGCTTCCTCAATGCCGTCTCCATAGGCTTCCGCCCATCGGGGTGGATACGCAACCAGAACAACACCCGGACCCTGGCGGCCGGGAAGCTCCTGGAAGTTTCCGGGGTCCCTATCCCCGCCGACCCTGGGGCGCTCCGGCGCAGGATGAAGATACTGGGCGGGGAAATGCCCGATGCTCCGGCAGAGCCTGTGGCGCAAAAGACGTTTGAAATCAAGGCCGATGTTCCCGTAGTGACCCGGATCGTCGAAGTCCTGGAGAGCATCGACCATAACCTCAAGGCCCTGCTGGACAGGGGGCCGGAAACCAAGCAAGCGGAGGAAGCCGCAGCCTGGCTATCCCTGAAGCAAAATCTAGGAGGGAAGTGACCAAAATGGTGCAAGCACTGTCGGACGGCGAGAAGACCCAAATCCTGAAGGATGTCCAGGCACGGCTTCAGGAAATGCCCAACAAGGAGGGCCTGGCGAAGCTCGTGGAAGAGCAGGTCAAGGCAGTCCTGAAGTCCTACGAAGAGGCCCATCCCAGCGTCCGGCGCAAGATCGTCTTTGGCGATGCCGCGCCCGAGGTTCTGGGCTCCAAGTTTGCGCGCTGGGGCTATAGCGTGGCCGACGTCGAGTTCCTGCACGACCTGATGCAGGGCTGCAAGGGCCGCCAGCTGCGGATGGGCGGCTCGGAAGCCGGCTTGCACCCCGGCCCTTCGGAAGACCTGACCAAGGCGTTCAAGGCCGTGTCTGACGCCTATTACCTCCCCATGGAGGAGGTACGGCGGATCGACAAAGCGGCGATTGACGGCCTGTTCCCCCGCGTCAACAAGCACAACATCAAGGCCTTCGACGCGGCGATGAAAGCCATGGACACGGCCGAGACCGGCTTCGGCCTGCAACTGGTTGGGACCCAGTACGTGGGTGAGCTGTGGGAAGCGGCCCGGCTCCAGAGCCGGATTTTCGCCACCATCCCCACCTTCGAGATGCAGCACCCCACGGCGCAGCTGCCCATCATGCAGGCCTTCCCCGAGATGCTGTTCGTGTCGGAGTCCACAGCCAACAACTCCGCCAACTACGACACCAGCAAGACCGGCTCCAACCGGGTCCAGGTGGACGCCAAGAAGTTCGTGGTCCACCAGATGTGGAGCGGCGAGATGGACGAGGACTCCATCATCCCCTTCGTGCCCTTCATCCGCCTGGAGCTCCAGAACTCCCTGGGCCACTACTCCGACAGCGTGGTGCTGAACGGCGACGCCACCAACGCCGCCACCGGCAACATCAACCTGGACGACGCCGACCCCGCCGACACCAAGCACTACCTGGCCTTCGACGGCATCCGGCACGTCGGGATCGTGGACAACACCGCCAACTCCAAGGACATCGCCGGGGCGATCAGCCGCACCGAGTTCCTGCTGGCCCAGGGGCGGATGGTGGATACCTCCGTGGGGAAGTACTTCTTCTGGGGCTTCCCCCTGGACCCCATGGACCTGATCCACGCGATGGACTTCGAGACCTACATCCGGGTCGTGGACCTGAACGAGACCACGACCGTGGACAAGATGGGGCCCCAGGCCACCATCCTGACCGGCCAACTGGCCTCCATCAACGGCCATCCCATCATCGTCTCCCCGGCCATGAGCAAGACCGAGGCCGACGGCAAGGTGAGCACCACCGGCGCCAACAACACCAAGGGCCAGATCGTCACCTACAACCGGCGGGGCTTCGTGGTGGGGTGGCGGCGGCGGGTGCAGATCGAGACCGAGCGCCTCCCGGCCACCGACCAGACCCGGATCGTGGCCTCTTTGAGGCTGGGCTTCGGGCGCTTCGCCCACACCGCCGCTTCGATAGAAAGCGCCGATGTGATGCGGAATATCACGGTGTAGCCAGGGGCATAGCTGAGAAGCAGGAGTAAAAGCAATGGCTGAAGAACGTAAAATCCTGGCGCCCCTGACCCTCCCCGCCGTCTTGCCCGGCGGCACCGGGGCGGCGGACCTGGTAACCGAGCTTACCCTGCGGGGCAACGGCAAGGTGCGGGCCTGGTCCTACACCACGACTGTAGTGGCTACTGGCGTCGGCGCTACCCGGACTCCCAACATGGAGATCGGGACCGTCGACATCACGGGGAGCGACGGAGTAGCCCTGGCGCTGGCCGACGCCGACGCCGTGGGTGAGACCAAGGTGCTGGGCGCCCCGACCGGCGCGAACGAATACAAGGATGGGGATAAGCTCAGCGTCGAGGTGGCCGCCGGCGGCACGGCGTTCACTGCCGGTCAGGGGTTCTTCACCGTCTGGGTCGAAGTAGAGACCAGGGGGATCTAAATGGCCCAGGAAATTCGGGAGCTCGATCTTTTCGCCTCGGCGGCGCGCATCGCCACGGTCAACGGCAGCGATGTGAACAACTGGCGGCACCGGGGCATCCGGCTCTGGCTGGATATTACGGCAGTCAGCGGCACCACTCCCACTCTGGACGTGAAGCTCCAGGGCAAGGACCGCATCTCGGGCGTTTACGTGGACATCCCGAGCGCCGCCTTCGCCCAAAAGACCGCCAACGGCAGCGACGATTTGCTGGTTTACCCTGGCGTTGCCGAGACGGCCAACCGGTCGGTGAGCGACGTTTTGCCCAAGACGTTCAGGGTAGTGGCCACCATCGGGGGCACCACTCCCTCGTTTACGTTTAGCCTGAGCGGGGAGCTGCTGCCGTGAAGCTACGATGCATATCGAGATACGCCAACGGTCGGGAATACTACCAGGCCGGGCAGGTATTGGAGGCAGAGCCGGAGCACGCCGCATGGCTGATGCATGATAGCCCCGGCACCTTCGCCGAATGGCAGGAGCCGCAGACTGACGCAGTGGAAACGCCGCCCGCCGATAAGATGGTCCGGCGCAACCGGACACGCCGAAAATAGCTGGGCGCATAAGGAGCGATGCAAGGCCCGGCTCAGGGTGACCGGGCCGGGCTTTTCATTGAACGGCATCAACCAAGGGGGTGAACGCCATCGCGCTGGATGATGCATACGCCACGCTGGCCGAGTACAAGGCGGTAGCCGGCCACACCGGGACGGGCGACGACACGGTAATCAACCGGGATCTGAAGACCGTCTCGAGGTGGCTGGAGCAGAAGCTGGGGCGCTTCTTTGCCAAGGACACGGCGGACAAGACCCGGCTGTACATCCCGCAGAGCAGGAGCGACACCCTGTGGATTGACGACCTGAGCGCGGCGCCCACGACCATCAAGGTCGACGAGGACGATGACGGGCTCTTCACCGACGAAACAGCGCTGGCGGCCACCGATTTCGAGATGTGGCCACTGAACGCGCTGGTGGAGCCGGAGAAAGAGGCGTACACCCACATCGTGCTGACGCCGTGGGGCAATGAAAACAACTTTGTGCGGGGGCGGCGTGTCGAGGTAGTAGGCAAGTTTGGCTGGCCGGCGGCGCCCAACCAGGTGCTGACGGCGTGCATCGAGTTCACGCGGCTGCTGCGGTTGGAGACGCCCCGGTCCACGACGCGGATCACGGAGCTGGAGGGGACGATAGCGATGTCGCGGCCGGCCCAGGCGATGTTGGAGGAGCTAATCAGCCGATACAGGATGGCGGCGCCGTTTGCGTAAGCGGAAGTACCCCCATCCTAACCTTCCCCCAGAGACGGGGGAAGGGACCGGACCCCTGGAAAAGGAAACGGCGGGTCCGGCCTCCGGCATGTGCCCCCCCCCGGAGACGGGGGAAGGGACCGGACCCCTGGAAAAGGAAACGGCGGGTCCGGCCTCCGGCATGTGCCCCATGGATTTAGGGGACTTTCCCCATGAAATAACCGCCATGCCGGAAAAGATGGAGTTGGGGTCAGCCGTCAGCCAACAGCCGTCAGCGGGCATTGTGGCAGGAGAGGGAAAGGATGGCCCGGCCCCACCAGATTGCCACGGGCGAGGACGCCCTCGCAATGACGAAGGGGTGAGGGGGGGGATAAATGGCTGAGGGATTGGCGCCCAAGATGGAGATTACCGGGCTGGAGGACCTGCGGCAGCGGCTGGAGGACCCGGAGATGCTGGCGGCGGCGATGCGGGTGATCGGGGCCCAGGCGAACCGGGTGGGGAAAAAGACGGCGGTGGAGGCGATTACCGGAGGGCAGGGGTTGGCCGTCCGGTCCATCGTAGGCTTTTACAATGTCAGGGCGCCAAACGCCGAAGTGGCGGTCAAGTCATTGCTGCCGATGGCGGCGGCGCTGCGCATTGAGGAAGGACGCGCGCCGGGAGATCCCCCGTCGTTGAGGGCGCTGACTATCTGGATGCGCGCCGTGGGGATAGGGCGTCCCGGGGGGGCGCGGATACTGCAGGCGGTGATAGAAGCCAGGGGCGTCAAGGGGAAGCGGTATCTGGCTGCGGCGATGGAAGTGTGGCAGAGCAGCCTGGCTGTCTGGATGGAAAAGGCGGCGCGGCGGATTGAGCGGCGCTGGGCCAAGCGGGAGGCGGCGGGGGAATGAGATGACGAGCTATCAGCGGTCAGCGGTCAGCGGTCGGCGGTCAGCCCCGCAGGAGGGCAGACACACAGGTCTGCCCCTACCTACGAAGGGCAGGCTCGTTACGCGGGGGAAAGATGGATTCCGGGTCAAGCCCGGAATGACGGAGTCAGAATGACCATCCGAGCGGCGTTGGACAAGCTGGTGACGTTGGAAAAGGCCCTGAGCATCACGTCGCCCACGGCGCTGTCGGTGAAGGATGCTTACAAGTACATACCGCCGCAGACGCATAGCTTGATCGAGCTGCCGGTGTGGATGAATGCCTGGCGGCTGAACGAGATGAGCTGGCTGCCGGGGAACCAGCGGATGTCGTCCTACTCGATAAACATGCGGCTGGCGGCGATCTCGGCCATGGTGGAGCAGGACCGAGGCGCGGACATCGCCACGTCGTTCTGGGAGGCGTTGATCAAAGCATTGCGAAATGATGTGAATCTGGGGGGCGCCATTGACCAGCACAAGCTGCGGAGCGAAGGGCCGACGCTGGTGGTCCTGGAGTTCGCCGGGAAGGCTTACATCGGGCTGGACGTGTGGCTGGACATCGACGTGATCGAGACGAACGCGTGATGAGATACCCGCGGCGGTGTCTGGTCGTAGCCTTGACTGGCTTGATACGGGCCATAGCTCCCGGCCGCCGAGGGGTATTTAAGCCATGAAGGTGAGAGC